AGACAAGTAACTCAGTCTTTACGAACGATGCAAGATAAGTTAAATACTTCTTATCAACAAGAATTAAAAAATGAACAAGATGCTTTTAATTATTTTTTATCATGACAATTAGATATAAAAATCAAGGATTCAAACAATCTAGCACAGCGAAGACCACTGTATTTACATGTCCTAGTGATGCAACAGTAATAGTTAAAAGTGTTTATTGTGCTAACAACGATGCCTCTTCAGCAGTTTTAGTTAACATGAATCTTGTGGACTCATCTGACTCAAGCACAGAATACGAATTCTTTAGAAATGATTTAGCTGCAAAATCTCAAGTTAATGCTACACCTCAAGGTTTAAATTTAGAAGCAGGTGATTCTATAACAGTACAAGCAGCTTCAGGGAGCAATACGATACAAGGTGCAATAAGTTATGCACAAATAGACAGATCCCAAGAGAATGGCTAAGATACCCATATTTCAAGATTCAATACTTTATAGATCTGTAATTGATAAAGATTTAGATCAAACAATTATAAATGTTTTGCAAGATGAAATGGAAAATAAAAAAGGAAATATCTTATCTAATAAGGGAGGGTATCAAACTCAACATATTAAAAACGATAAAATTTGTAATACCTTATTAATTAAATCTTCAGAACTTATTACAGAAAGCTACAATTTATCTAATGTAAAGATTTCAATATTAAATTTATGGATTAATCAAAATAATAAAGGTAATTATAATAAACCTCATA